GTTTCTTCTGACATGAGATTCCTCAAGATTTTTACCCAATGAACCCATTGGTAGGTATTACAACTGCTTTTATATCATAAGTGTTGTGTTTTTACAACAATTAAATGGCTCGTTCTACTGCTTCAGCGTTAGCTTCTTTCATCTCAGTTTTGTTGATATGAGCCAAAACCAAAGCCAACTGTGCTTTCATCTGCTCAATCTCAATCTGGGTCTGAGTCTTAATAACTGTGTCATGAGCTTGCGTATCTGTGCGAGTCATCGTATCTTCACGCTTGACTTGTAGGCGCATCTTCTCACGCTCTGTTTCAGCTTCTTGCACTTGCTGTTGAACAGTTGCACGATATTTCTTATCCATCTGCTCTGCTTGTAGGGCTTGCTGGAGGTCTTGGATTTGCTTTTGAGCTTGCGCCAACTGCATCTGAACTTGTGGTGGAATAGGTGACTTATCGTCAACTTTAGCCAATGGATTAAGGGTCGCAAGGCGATCAGCAATAACATCTGCTCCAGGAAAATCCATGTTTCTGAACCAAAGATCACCGATTTGTGACATTAAATTAGGATCAGCAGCGAGGATTGTAGCCATCGATTCTGATGCTTCTTGACGTTTAGAGTTGTAACCTGGGCCTGTATCCATTACTACGTCATATTCGCCAACAGTTACGTCATTGAGAATCTTAGATACGCCATTTTCATCAGTACCTGGCTGATTTAGGGTCACAATCTCAGGCTTTCCGTCATCGCCAATGATTCGCATAACCCGTTCTCTGTCATAAATCTTAGGGATTAGATCGAGAATGATGCGACCTGTGTGACGGATACTGCGTGTCAGATTATCGTAATAGTGGAAATTGGTCATATCCACTTGGGCTTGCTGACCTTGCAATGCTTTACCACTCATATTGCCTTGTGGGAGCTGGCTAGGATCAAAAATACCGACTACAGCTTGTAAATCCTGATTCATGCCTTGCAAAGCAGTCATCACGCCCGCAGGAGGTGGCTCTGGTTGTAAACGAGTAGGCTGTGGAGCAGGTCTGCCCTCAATATCCGTCTGTTTGTAACGTAAAACAGGCATAGCTTTAATATTAGCCATTGCCCATTCGTTCTCATGTCCTTCGTCTTGACCTTCTGCCAATAGCCACTTAGCTTTGGGCGCTAAAGCTACAGTTTCAGTCAAAGCCGTTGACCAATAGTTATACATACGCTGTGGGTCTTTAGCCATGCGAACTAAGCCAAATTTCTTATGTTTGTCATCAACTCGCACTTCTTGACCATAAGTAGGCACGATTGGGATAAATTTACCCGCCCACTCGCCTTCTTCAAGGATTTCCATAGCAGTCAGCTTGCACCACTTAATTTTCTTGCGCCAAGTTTCACGCTTATCTACAACAGTAATGCCAGCAGCCTCTAAAACCTCTTTAGAAGGGATTTCATCGCTGTAGCCTGTAGTGCCATCAGAAAGCTGTAAAAGCATCTCTTTTGTGCGTTCTGTGTAGAAATACTCAGCTATGCGTATATCTTCTTTCGTAACCCATTCGCTCTCTGTATCGCCTGTTCCTCTGGATGAGAAGCCCTGGTCAAATTCAGCGTTGGGATACATCTTTTTAAACACGTTTTTGCTGATGACTGTCGTAATAAGGACACGCTCAGCATCGCTACCATCAGGTAGAACGCTATTAGGATCAAAATAGACAGTAAATGGATTTTCAACTGGCTTAATGTAGATTTCTTGGTCAAAGCTGTCCTCTCTTACATAATCCGTAGTAATGCGCCAATAGCCCCAGCCCATCTTAACTGCGTATTCAAAAGCGTGATCGTAGGCTGAGTCTGCATCGGATTGGTTCTCAATGTGACGGCAAATACCAGTCAAAATCTCAGCAATCTTCGCATCTGACTCATTGTTCATTCCATGCACTTTGATGCGTGGGCGTTGCTGTCTTTGCTGATTACAGATTTGACGGATATAAGCATCAACCTTGTTGATGGTCAGGCATGGGCGAGCTTCTAATACTCGGCTATTCTGAACGTCAACGGGCCATTGATCGCCTGCTGCAAATCTTACGTCATCTAAGGCTTCTGCACGATTATTGCTATCCGAATCATTACAAAGCCGTAAAAAGTCTTTGGCTTCTTCTATTCTTCCGTCTGATTGGGAGTCTGCAACTCTGTCGTATGCCATAGATATTCCTTAATTATTGCCCGATTTTAAGACAAGTGTTGGATTTTTACTACACATTTTAACCCATCCACGAGCTAGGTAGTTGATAAGTTCCCCGTTGTTTTGGTGCTTTTCTAGGCTCATTAACCATTAATCCGATATAACGGAAAGCATCAGCTCCATGCGAATAGTTATCGTGTAATGGCTTTTGGCTGAACTGTTTGGTATCAGGATCTACGTCATAACGATAATGGCGTAAACATTGCAATCCTTCATGCGTGTTGGTCTTGTCAAACCAGCACTTGTTAAACATCATTCGGGCAGCATTAATAGAATCAGCGATTGGTGTTCGCTCAATAACTCTAGTGTTATACCCTGAAGCTCTAACGATTTCTTCAATACTCTTGCCGTTTGAGGCCAAAGTCTTGTTTCCAGCATCATGAGGTAGCCAAATGGTGTCATATACATATCCATAAGACTGCATTTTAGCCAGGTAATGCGCTATCGTTTCTTGATTGTTCTCGTAATACCTGATGAGGCGAGTTTCCATGCCAATAAATTGCACGAACCAGATAGCGGTAGCATCGGCCCATCCTAAGTCAAATACTGCATGGACTGGCTTGATTGGGTCATAAGGCACATTGGTTATGCGCCCATCTAGCTCTGCCATTGTCATTTCTTTGGCAAAGATAGCTCCATCTACAGTCTGACGGCATAAACCTTCCCAGACTGTGTTGTAGGCTTCTCTATCCCTGCTAAACAAAGCATCTTTTTCTAGCCTGAGTGTTTCAGGAAACCACGGGTTATCCGACCAGTTAATCTTCGCAACTTTGCTATTGTCTGGTGGGTTAAGAACAAACCTTTGGTATGTTTCGTCTGACTCAAGTTCTGGGTTAAATGTGACCCATATTTCTGAACTTTCTTTACGAATTGTGGGGATAAGAATATTCCACGATGTTTTAGATACGCTCTGTGCCTCCTCGACCCAACATATATCCACGCCCTCATAGGACTTGATATTGGCGACATTGTTTTTAAGTCCGACAAAAGCAAACTCGCTCCCATTCTTACCTCTGATTGAGTTTTGCGTAATCTCATAGAATGATTCCAGTTTTAATGCAATGATTTGATCTGATAAGAGCTTATGGACTGATTGGCCTATGGAGTTTTGGAACTCACGGGCGCATAAGACTCTGGTAGTCTTTTTGACACCAAGAACCAATAAAGCCCTCGCAACACCCCAAGACTTAGCCCCACCACGACCCCCATACAGAACCTTATACCTTTTTGGCTCAAAGAGGAATTGCAGCTTGATAGGGAAGTCAACCGCAGATATTGCCTCCCGCAGTTCTTGGGTGATTTCACTCATTTATTGATTGTTTCAAAGTTTATCTGCTTTGGGAACATATCTTTGGCTACATAAACTGAGGAAAATGGGGGATTCAATGAAGGTTTTTGATCTTCATAGCTTTTAAAGTAACTAATTCTTTTATTGAAATACATAATCTCAAAATTATTATCTTTAAACATATTGAATCGTTTTTGGCTTTCAAATAACCCTACCACTCCAACCAACATAGCAAATGGCTTGCCGATTTCAAACAATCTATTAAAAACCTCGTATTTCAAAGAATAAGGCGGATTTGAAATAATGTAGTCACAATCTACTGGTTGCATAGCAAAGAAATCTTGCCCGTTTTGTAAATGGCTATGTATTACTTGATGGCCCTGTTTTGTCAGCATAGTCACAAATAAACTTTGCTCTGTATCAAAAGGACACCAGATACGACTATTAGGCTTAATGTATTGGAATAATGGCTCTATCGCATAGCCAGGCGTATAGAACTCGTCATTTTGACTACCAGCGACAATATCAAGTTTCACTTGGCTTTACAAACCTGACTTCTAATGAAGTAACGATATTGTTGCCTTCTGCATCTTCAAGAGTATTAGCTTGGACTGCCTTGCCATCTAAACGATCAGCTACTTCCTTAACAGCCCATGCTTCCCCTGCTTCTGCTTGATCTAATACCTTATCAACAATCCTGCCAA